TGCGAATCATTGCCAAAATATCATCAAGGCGGCGCTCCAATGCAGTGAATTTGGCGTCTAGCTCCCGTGCGGTGATGCAATCAGCTAGTTTAGATTCCAAATTAGCAATTGACGCCTTCAACGGGTCAATAATGAACGCCTGCCTTTCCCGGAATTTAGCCTCAACCCGGTCTTCTAGGTTTCTCACGTCCTCTTTGGATGCCTTACGGAAGGCGGCAAGGACATAGCCTAATGCAA